GATCTCCCTCGTCGTTGATGCTGCGGACCACCACGCAGTCTCCGCACAGGAAGTCATCCATTGGTTGCAGACGCTTGTACCACAGCAAGGTGGCGACAACATTGACGGGGAGTTCCTTCAACTTTCCATGCTCGTCGATGTAGGCGTGATGACCGTCTCCCATCGGGATTGCTTCAAGAAAGCCGCCGCCGATCGCGGCGACCACGCTTTCGTATCCCGTGTTGGGAATCTCGCTCACGGTTCCATCGGTCTTGATGAGGATCATTGTCTTGGTGCTATCCATGTTTGGGTGTCTCCTTGTAGATATTGCCATCAGACCCCTGCACGTCGGTGCGTGCGGGCAGACAAGACATCGAGTTGTTTCTCGGAGAGTTTATTTCTTTAGAGAATGCGTTGTTGCTCATTTCTTATCCCCCGTAAAACTATTTTATTCCCGCGATGAAAGTTCTGCGATCTTTTTTACGCAGACAACCACAGAGTATTCTTCGTGTTCGTTATCGTGCGTTCCCCAGCAGTAACCCTTGAGCGGAATGTCGTTGAACCAGGTGATTGTACGACCACATTTGGGACAACGGTCAATCAGTTCCCCAAGACTTTTTGGTTTTTTTGAATAATCGGCTTTCTTTCTCATTTTGATCAGCCATTCAAATCATTTGCTTTTTTAAGCGCATAACCCTATTACGCACCTTGAAGACGAAAATCCATGTGGATATGTTCAGAAGCACGAGGGACAGAAAAAGACCCTGCCACGCCATCACGCTGTCGTTCAAAAACACGAAGGCGGTGCAGAGTGCGGTGCAGAGTAGGGAGAGGAGGACGGCAGAGATGATGATTGGCATGATGGCGTTTGTGTCCTTGTTGGATCAGTTTATGACGGTGATAATTTGAGCATCAGGACACTCCGTGAAAGAGTATCTGGCTCCAACAGCAGAGGACATCATATCACGTACCGACGAAGAGATGTTCTCCCATACCACCCCATCGGCCATGTCGATAAGGGGGTCACTTTTGCCCACGATCTCCTCGTAGATGGAGGCGGCATTGTGTCCTGGAATGTCATATGAGGTGGAATAATCGCCGATTACGGCGATCTGGTCTCCAGCCCAACGCCCGACAAGGGGATGACTATTCACATCCCCGCCGCCACGCCCGTTCGAGCAGGCGAGGAGGAGGAAGAGGGCGGTGGAGGGAGATTTTTCCCATCCAATCTGCTCCACGATTTTGAGTCCAGAGCCAATCTGATGGGGGTGGATGTATTGCTTTTTGGTGATGTTGACGATGTAGTGGTACTGTCCCATGTCAATGTCCTCGGGACGCTGCGCGCCGGTGTGCGCCAGCCGGCTCGAAGTTCGTCGTGTCTCACCTCTCTGGGTTGGCTAGTCGTGCAAAGCACGTCATCAGGTGCAGGGAGTCCTTCTCCGTGTAGAGGCCGTGGAAACGTGTTGCGACATCAAACGCCCACTTGCGGCGGCGTTCCGCCCATGTATCGTTGATCTCCTCCTCCCCCACATCCTTCATGGTGTCCTGATACCACTTCCTGCTGTTGGCAATGATCTCATCTGCGTTCTCCCCCATCATGGTCGCAAGGATCAGCAGGTCGTGAATGATCGCCTCGAACACGGGGTCGTGGTAGGTGTAGGGGTCTACGAACTCGCTCTCACGCTGGGACAGTAGGAAGGATGCCGCCCTGGCTGCGTCGATGATACGGTAGTCTTGAGATGTTTGGTGGCTGCTGCCGACCTGGTATCCGTCTGTACCTTGTTCCATGTCCATGTCCTCGGGACGCTGCGCGCCGGTGTGCGCCAGCCGGCTCGAAGTCATTCGTGTCTCACTTGTTCGCATCGCTAACCCAGGAAATGAAAAGACCTCAACTTTCGCCGAAACGGTGCGCTTTCATCCGAACTGCGCAGTCCGCCACCCGTAGCTCATGGTGGAACGCTTGATGACCCCGTTCGGGTCAGGGAGAATGACACGCAGCACGCGGCGACCGCACTCATGCGCCTCGATGAATCCGACCCTCATGCCAGAATCGAGAACCTTGTCAGATTCTCCCCCTTTACAGAACACTTCGCCGTTTTTCACCAGGTAGTGGAGACGATGCAGGATGGCGAAGGCGATGGTCGGTGGGATTGATACTGTGATCTGGAAGTCGAGGTGGTTGATTCTGTGTAGCCCGTGGGTGTGGATGTTCACGCCAGATGGCGAGTTATCAAAGTCTTCGTTGGGTACATAGTGGACGATGAAACCATATTTTTCGATCTCTTCTTCTTCTTGTTTGAGCAATTTTTCGTCATAGACGCAGGTGCAGGAGATCTGTAACTTGTGGCATCTTTCGCACCCGTAAGGGTTGTAACGCCCTTTGTTCATGATCATTGCTCCGTGATGAATCAGTCGATAGAGTCGATTCAGGCTTTTGAAAATGAATGCATATTACTTTTTGTAAAGTCTATGTATTCTTTCATGTCATTGTTTGGGGGGATGTCTCTTGTTGGCTCTTGGAGAATCCTCTCCGCTAGGATAGTATACAACTCTCTCTGCTGCATCCCGTCTGTGCCAATGATGTGAATGCCGAGAAACTTTAGGCCTTCAATTACGATCTCAAGATTTTTACCCACCTCATCATCAGACATATTGGAAACATGAGGCAAATAAATACCAATCTCACGCAGCTGATTTGCATTCGTCGTCATGGGTGCGTACTCGTGATCCCACTTCATCGCTGCTTTCATGTATTCCATGGGGCAGTTGTTGACATATGCCTCGTGCATCAGACTTGCGATTCCGCGCTCGCGTTCATCAAGTTTTCGAGATATCGCTTCGCAGAACATTTTGATCTTCATGGTGCTATCCTTTCTTGTACTTACCTGATATGGTTCTGCGCGCCGGTGATCACCTAAACTTTGCCCCCCGTCGGAAAGTTCTTCCTGATGTAAGAAGATTGGATGCGTAAGTGGTGCGGGTTGGACTATGACCTAAACAGTTCCCAGGCGGGAGATCCAGAAGATCGCCCCCAAGCAACCCATGACCAAACCGAAGACCGCTCGACCCATGCCGTACTTTGGGTGGTCGGAAGACTTGCTGTTGCGAACGTGAATAATCGCAATAATAGATATCAGAATGGCGATGGGGGCGACGGGTGGGTAGACTGAAAAGATGCCAAGATAACCTGCGGCGACGGCCCAGGGAGAACGACCCACGGGCAACAACATTCGCATCCCCAAACCGTCGCCAAGATTCTTTTTATCTGCAACTGGCGGGGAAGGAGGTTCAATGAAGGGGGGTGGCGGGAAATGAACGGAGGGGTAAATCTTGTGTAGCGGCTGCCAATCTTTCATCCCCACATGCCAAGCAAGATCTTCTGATGAGTATGTGCGGTTTTGAATGGCTTGGAAAACAATATTCTCGTCAATAGGACCAGTTTTTTGTTTACCCTTTATGATGTAGAGTGCCTTTTGTTTTGTCTGAAGTTTCATGTTTATGTCTCTCGGCGTGATTTATTTCTTTCCTTACGACGAAAACTTTGTGTCCCGAATCCCATCCAAGCCTGCATTGAACGCATCATGAAGTGCCGCTTCAATATCTTTGATGGGAACAACGATCCTATCTTCAGACGAATGATCTGAAGATTCAACAATACCAAAATGAGACCACATTATATCACCAACGGCCTGCTTGGATACCTTGGATACGTGGGTTGGTTCATTGCATGATGAATGTTGGGTCTGCTGAATGGGGTGCTTGGTGATGTGATTGTGGTGCGTCATTCTTGTAAGCATACCACATCCGCAACCGTAGTCAACTGCGGTGCTCGAGTTTCTTGTGGATTTATGCCCACTCATTTTTGTCCACACAGTTTGCGAATCGGGATCGGGGAAGACGGACACCACTGGATCGCTAGACATCAACTTCTAATCCTAACTCCCGGTCTGTTAAGGGTTACGGATCCTTAGCGACACGAAACCCGACGGTGATACTGGTGAGGTCGGGCGTGCCGTAGCGGCGGTAGGAGGCGCACCCAGTCCCACACATTGCCCGCCATGTCGTGCAGCCCGTAACCGTTGGCCAACTTCCCACCCACAGGGCGGGTTGACTGGTTTCGTGCAGCACCTGGTGACTCTCCTGATATTGATGAAGATCAGATAAACCCCAAGATGCGGAGCCATCCCTTGGGGTGGTCGGGTTCCACAATCTCGCCCCACGGTGTTTCACACGTGCCGTCATATACCCATTCTTCCAACTCTTCAAGAGATGGCACGAGAAACCAAGTCGGAGTGCCATCTTCGTCTCGAAGATACTTATGAGACATGATGCCATCAGAACGAAGTTGGTAGTCTTTTGGCGTCCTGATCCACACCCCATTCTTCAACTGGAGGTGGGTGGGTTTACCGTGGCCGTTGTCGTCGGAGTAATCAGGGGGTTTGTGCGAATTTTCTTCTCTACTCACTTTTGTCTCTTTTATTTGTGGGAGAATGCAACGCGGAGGGCTCGTCTAGGGCAAGTTCTATGGTTGAGGAAAGCGTCCATAAGTTTATGCGATAGATGATTTATTATTTATGTCGATATATCCTGCGCGTCGGTATTATCATCCTTGTCCTTTCTGGACAACTCTGCCCTGTTCACGGGGATTTCTTCCGGAAAATCCAGGGCGACTCTGACGCTGCCCGACCTGATGAGAGCGATCCGAACGATCCCAATAGGGTTATTCGGGTTCCCAATAATGATCTCTTCGCCTTCCTTGCGTGAGATGACAAGCATGTGTTCCTCCTATCTATGTTGTAACCTTCTGATCCTCCACATTGGAGACATCCGCAGTCTCCTCTGACAGTTTACGTGCGCCACGGGTCATCCACCCTGCGAGGTGTAGCCCACGGAGCCATTGATCTGGAGTCGGGATGAAGCCCATGTCCTCGTAGACGTGCATCTCGGCAATCGACCTGACAGGAACCTGATTGCCGTCCGACTCTCTGGTGATGGTCGTGCCAAACACCTGCTCGCAAAGGAATATGCCGAACGACGAGTGGAGCAGCGCACGGTGGCGAGCATCAGGGACATAGGCTTTCGTCTGGTCAAACCAGTTGTGGATGGCTTGATAGTCGCTCGGCTTGCCTCCGAAACGCTTGGCGGAACTCTTGGCGTGGTAGTAAGGGTGGCTCATATGTGTGTCTTCCTGCTGCTGCGCGCCGGTTTCTGGGTCTTATCTTCCGCCTCCCGCCTGCTTCTTCAGTTTATTCTCCTGCGCCTCCTCCAGAGTGATGTAATCTCCCGTCGTCTCGTCATAGACGCAGGTGCAGGAACTTTGAGGATTGTTGCATCTTTCGCACTCGTACTCAACGAAGTCGCCTTCGCTTGTGTAACCGTTGAAATCTGGCATCAGTTCGGCAACAATCTCTGCCGTCCAATATCCAGTACCATCTCCCGCTCCAGAGTCATTGCAGAACACCCAAAAACATTCAACATCAATGCCCCATGCCGACATGAAATCGGACAGTTCTTCGCCATCATAAATAGTTTCCTTTTTGCTACCGATTGGATGGTGGATGATGGAAAACCCGTTAGGGTCGCACTGGTCGCTGCCGCCCGTGTAGGAAATCCGTACACAACTCACGCCATGAAACATCAGCACGATGGAGGTTCGGATGCTCTGACGGATATCATTGAGAATGTGCGAATCGTCTTTGAGTCCTGCCAGATCAACCGCAGCAGATACATCACCAACATTGTTCAGCACATTTGCAGGGATGAACTCCTTCAGTTTGGGGTCGATGCTGATAAGTTCAATGGCAAGTTCGGACGGATCAATGTCGCCGTCATAATCTGCAAGCGTTTCCTTGCGGATGCGGCGGAGTGCATCATTCTTGAAGATATTGAGCATGTTGCAGATGTTTGTCGTCCCCTCTGCGGAGGAGAAGTAGTCGCTCCACCCCTCCCATACTGGGATCATGTTCTTCGGATCGCATTTTGACTTGGATTTCTTGTTGCCCATACGTGTGTCTTGTAAACTCTGCGCGCCGGTGTTTAGACCGATCCGAGCGCCCTGATCGCCTTCACATCATTCCTAGACTTTAGATTGGGGGGGATAAAACCGTCAATCCTACCCCCTGGAGAGAGTATGGATGCCATCATACCAGCATGTTGCAGCCATGCACCGCCCTTCCTGCCAGCGATGATTCTTTGGTAGGCAATGTGGCAGGTTTTCTTGCCTTTCCAGTCGGATTTGTCGGTGTAGAAAACCGTACTCCCCCCCTCCAAAATTATTTCTCTTGGTCCATACATTGTGCTGTAGCACTTGTTGATGGGAAAACTAACAGCGTTCGAGTCGGGGAGCGGCCACATGACAACCCCAGTCATGCTTGATTTTGGGTCCATGTGGGTCAGAATGACCTGTCCGTGCTGGTTGATACCGTGAACAAAAGCCCTGCCTGCAACTACATCCTTGTAGACCCATTCATCTTCAAGCCAAGGTGTTGGCTGTAGCATTTCGCCACCGACATCGTTGTGTCTCACCATGATGCGCCCGTCATCCATCAGGATCGCGCATCCATACATGTCTTCTCCAAGCGGAACAATCTTCTTCACGCCCTTCAGAGGGGCATCTTTCTGAAGAATCCATTTATAGTTGAACGGCCGTGTTGTCTGATCGTAGTACCAGAGATTTCCATCGGGATGGACAATCCAATGACCCTGCTCGGAACAGACATATCCGTGCGCCCGCATCCATTCGCAGTCAAGCCCAAGTTTCAGGGTGGATCCGTCCGACATGTTGATGATCGCGTTCCAGCTGTCCGTAACCTCAATACTAACAGGCTTGATGCCCAGCATGTCAGGTGGCAGCAGAAACGGCATTTGAAAGTCAGCCGCGTGTTGAATCATGGTTTTATTTTCGTACAGAGTGATAATGCAACCATTGATACTGGCAACCTGCTTCACGGTTTGCCCTGATTCGCGGCTGTCGAAGATGATCTTTGCTGATGACATGGCAAAACTCATTCTATGATATGCATCACCATTTTTCGCCAGGGATATCTTCGTCAACACCAGTAACGATGTCGCAGCATATGTCCCATGCAGCGTGCTTGGATCGCCAGTCAGAGGGTTCACAATCCTTGAGGATGCCATTCACGTTCTTCACGGCTTCCTTGCGGATCGCCGCGTCATGGAGCCCAAGAAGCCCAGACAACTTTGAGGTAACAACTGTCGCCATGTTGACAACAGATGGATTTTCGCTGCAAAGACCACTCCTGATCCAACTAACTATAGATGGTCGCATCTGGTCGAGCCACCGCTCGGCTTCTTGATTCTTGGGGTGATGACGTAAACGAAACTTGTCTGAATTGATAGACATGGTGGGTATTTTTAGATGGAGAACTGTTTTTCCCAACAGGCATCACAGATGGCAGTCTTGAGCCATTCACGCCATTCGGGTGAGACATCAGGGAGTGCACGCTGAATGAGGTTTCCGTTCATCCATGTGCGGAGTCCATCCATGCTGTAGGAGTGAGAAAAATGCTCTTGGCAACAACTGCACAGACCATAAGCAATCACCTTGTTACGGTCTATCGGGTCGGGCTTGATTTTTAGTTGTGGGTGCATCATACACATGCCTCACCCCACCCTGCGCGCCGGTACACCCTGGAATCCGCTCTCGATTTGTCCAGGCTGACTCCCCCTGAAGCCATCAGTATAGAGACGACGGCACAGTTCCACAAATGGAGAAATACCTGTCATACCATGCACCCTTGCAACCCCCTGCTGATCTTCAAAAGCAATCGAGAAGTCGGACATGCGAAGATTTCGCATGAGCAATGCATTGTCTAGAGCGAATGTTTCAACACTCATGTGTCCGCCTGGAAGGATTCTGATACCTTCATCCTTCAGACGCATTGACATTGCAGCAAAAAATCCGCACGGTGGCATCCAAAGGACGGCGATATTTGTTCCTCTACGACAGAAGATCGTTGCCTGCCTGAATATGTCCTCCATGTGCCGAATAATAACCTCTCTGCTGCCACAGTTCCCGTCGATTCTGGCGTGAAGTCGATTCCTTTCGAGGACAAAAATGGACAACGGGATGCCCTTCGGCGTCCCGCTAGCCATGCCAATTTCTCCGACGACCATTGGCCTGATTGAGATCATATCACGCCTTCAATTCACAGAAGAGTACTGCAACCTTGCAACAGCAATTCCGCAGCAATGTGCGGTAAATCTGTGCAGTTCATTCCATACCACTAAACCTACCTTCACGGTGGTATCTTTTCATAGCTAGACTGCGCTGTTCGGCAACATCAACGCCATCGAGTCTTGCCAAATGCTCTATGGCTGCAATCAACTCCTTAGTTGTTTGTTCTAGTCTGTATACATCCTGTAGATGCTTTGCCGATGTTGCGCCACCAAAAGAATGCTCCGCCGCACTTGCATAAAAACTCAGAGCCTTCAGAAAACACATACACCTGCTCTGTGCTATTGAATGTGTGATTTGTTCTGTGTTTGCCATGTTGTTCTGCACTATTTTTGTTGTTTCTGTTTATCTGCGCGCCGGTACTCAGCTAGAGCTCTTCACCTTTGAATGCATTCATTTCCCAATTGGTCATATCAAAGACGCAATGGTAGTGCGGAAAATCGCAACCTAACGCGACCTCATTCTGCCAATCGACGCACACGAAGTTCAGCATGTCTCGTTCGAGTGAATGCTGGAAGGTTGTTCCACTGGGATAAACTATAATCCCAAAGTGCGTTGACCTAGAAATGAGCCCTTCTAGATACTGCTCCCACTCGTCGCGAAGTGCATCAAACCTATCCCATTCGTCGTTATCTGCGGTTATGTTCGACAAACGAACATTGCCAAACCTGTTGAAATCAAGGGTAAATCGGAGTCGATGGATGCCCCTTGCTGCAAGAAAAGCAAGTGAGTTTCCGCGTCGGCAGGCTGACTTTGCCACCATAACTGGGTCTTCTGTAATCATGGAGTTGAGAAGTAGTGCCCCATCTGACATCTCCCTCATTGCAGACTCATATATTTCCTTCGGGACAAAATACTTGAGATCATCGCGCCTGTAGTCGGGGCACACGGAAAGTGCTACCTTCAGGGCATGGTATATGGTGGGGGATTCCGTCACACCAGGGGAGGCATCCCACGGTTGCGTGAGGATGGCAATGCTCTCGATCATCAGTTGCGATGTCCATGTGATGCATGCAGAATCGAAGGCTGCTGCATCGTCAGACATTCACGATCCCTAACTTCTTGGTGATCCATTCAGTATGACTGATCTCCCCAGAAGAAGACACATACATCATTCCGTTCTCTTTGTGCCCAACAATTTTGGTGAAGAACCTGCCGCTCGGAAGGTGCCAGTCGGTGGAGAGCGAGACAAAATTGGTGACTCCTGCGAGTATTGCCCCATCAACAACTGCTAGGAAACCAGGCCAACGGCCCTCAAAAGGTGCGTTCATCTTTGCGTCAAACTCATCAAGACCAACGCCTTCAATGTTTACTTGGAGAGATTGCTTCCCCCCTGGTGATATTGACTTGCTGATATGAACCACTTCTGCGCCCATGCACAGCAAGACAAATCTCGAAGCACCTATGAAAGGCGGTATTTCAATGCCGCTGAAACTTCGGGTCTTGTCTGCCAGGAGACAGATGTCAACCACCTCTCTACCATCAGCATGAGCAGGCCACATACCCGCAAGCGCAGACCAACCAACGCACACGGCAGAAGCCATGTTGGAGACTGATTCCTCTGGTTGCATACACAAAGATGCCATCATTCCATTTCTGAAAGATGGAACTTCGCACATCTGCTGAAATGGATGCGTCATGCATCAACTCCAATCTGAACATGACTGCCCCACGGAGGGATTTCATGGGTGGTCATCACCCAGATGGTTTCGATGCCTGGATCATCTCCAAAATCTCCGTACCCATCCGTCAGGTACACCACGATATCAGCAGGGATGCGATTGTCAATAAGGTGGTTGAACACGGGGCGGAAATCTGTGCCTCCGCCGCCGACTGGCATTGGCAGATCGGAATGTGGAGTAACCCACTCTCCTCTGTGGACATTCGCATCGCAGGACATGACATAGATGGGGCATCCGAACTGCTTGCGGATGGAGTCGATCTCGGCATGAGCCTGCAACACATCATTCTGACCCATCGAACCCGAAGTGTCGATGGCGAATGCGATCTTTGGGGCATCATAGCCGACGAGAGATGGGATGTATATCCCATGATGTACGAAGCGGCGGTTGCAGGGCAAGAAGGTGTAGAAATCCCTGTTGATGCGTGAAACCCCATGACGGAGCATTTGGCGAAGTTGCTCCGTCCAATCAACCTTGCTCTTGATAAAGTCCCCGACAGCGCGCTCAATACTTTGTGGCAGTTTGCCACATTGCTTTGCCCTCGTCATCGCCGTGGCGACAGCCTGCTGCCAACCCTCCTTCGTATCGGGAGTCTTTGCTCGTGCAGTTTTGATGGAGACAGATACACCGCCATCGCCATCGCCATCGCCATCGCCATCGTCCTTCATGTCTCCCGACAGGCGATACTTGAAACTGTTTTTCTTGGCATTTTTGATGATGCTCTCGTAAATCTGCTCGGTGGACATATCAGAATACTTTTCATCAATCAAGATTTCCTTCGGGACGCAGCCTGTCGGAACACGCTTTTCGCTGCCGACAACCATTGACATTCCATCCCTGACAAGCAGATTGATGGCGTAGTCTCCCGCCACATTCCACATGAATGGATCACGAGAACCAAGTCGGTCGAAGTGGGCAAATGCCACATGAAAAACCTCGTGAGCAAGAATGAAGATCAACTGTCCGTCGTTCAGTTCAGACATAAACTTCCGTCCGAATGTGATGTTCCCATGCCTGTCAACACTGGCAGTAGGACAATCATCCGACATCCGAATGTTGCACGACTCTGCAAGGAGTGCGAAGAACGGAAAGTTGCGATACATGGCGAAAGTTATTCCGCTCATGCGCTCTATGGCAGCATCCACCTCATGCTGCGGGATGCTTTTGCATGCTTCTTTATTGCTCATGTATATGTCCTCACCATCCTGCGCGCCGGTATCTTATCTATAGAACCGCCCGCCACTCCGAATCTACTCGGAGGGCGGGACGGTTCCGAGCAGAGACTTGTTAGTCAGCGAGACTGCTGACATTGTATTTCTCAAGGAGGTTTCGATGCTTCTTCGCCCACGTTGTGTTCATGTTATGCAACAACACTAATACCCACTTCCCACAAACGACCCTTTAGTTTTAGATTTTCGTCTTTCAGTTCATGACAAAGTTCCTTCGTTTGTTCAAGGTCAAACAAAAGTGAAGTATTTTCTGCAACTAAATCCTCATACTTTTTGTCAATCATGTTTGTTGCATTGTTTGGGATTGGCGTGATGGCGACACGCCCGTCAACGCCTTCCTCCGCATAAGAATCGAAGAACAACTCATCGTGGCCACGCTCATTCCATCTGCGAGCAGCGTCAGGGGGTGGGTCATAGGTTTTCCGAGTAGTTCGTTGAGTATCAGGACGCGGATCAACCGTGTCGGTTTTGCGGTCGCGCACCTGTTCTTTTGCCCATTCTTTTGCCCAACGCCGCGTATGCACTATTTCGTTTAGACGATGCTCAAGTTCGTGCGCTTGCTTGAGCAGGTCACGCAGGACAAGTTCTCCGAACAGGTTGTTGTCGCGGTCTGCCCCTTTGTGTGCGTTCTTAAGCGAAGCGATGGCGATGCGGAGGTGTGCGGTTACGGTCATCAGGTCTTGAGTCATGGTGTCTTTCCTTTTGGTGGTGCGATGATGAAGCGGCGGACATCTATCTTATCTATAGAACCGCCCGCCACTCCGAATCTACTCGGAGGGCGGGACGGTTCCGAGCAGAGACTTGTTAGTCAGCGAGACTGCTGACATTGTATTTCTCAAGGAGGTTTCGATGCTTCTTCGCCCACGACTGACCCGCCGAAGAAGTGAGAATCTTGACGCGAAGGGCGCGAGAAGAATCATTGTTGTTGCCGAGACACATGACGAAAAACAGGCAGGCGATTTCCGCAGGGAGTTCGGCTGCGATCTCCGAGCAACGATCCACATACCCCTTTGTCAGATTCTTGGAATCGCTGCGGAGCAGACGACCTGCGATTGTGGTTGCGACAGCGTAAGAAATGCTGATGCGCTTTCCCGTGTGGGAGAACTTCTCCTTCCCTTCAATAAGAGCGTCGATATCAGGCATATCCTCAATTTCTTCACAGAAGGACGAGAAAGCCACCGCCGAACCACGACCGATCAGCGAAGTTGTTGCCTCAATATCGTTATTCACGCCATGCTCCATGAGCCGCGATACCCTTGCCCAAGATCGCGGCGAGGCAAAGTTGCTGTATTCGTCGGATGGCGAAGAAGAGAGGTGGTCGGGAGCAAAGTTGAGGAACGCAATGATGTGGTCGTGGATGCGGTTATTCACAGCCCAACCAGTCCATGCTTCAACGGATGGCACATAATCCACGATTGAGAAGCGGTTGCGGAGGGGCGCAGACAGGGGGTTTACATGCGCCCTATGTGATGACTTGTTTCCACACGCCACGATGTACCACCCATCCCCAAGTTTGTGAGGACCACATTTACGGTCGAGGATGATCTGGAGGGCGGCGTTCTGCACGGCAACTGGAGCAGTATTGAGTTCGTCAAAGAAGATGATCCCCTTGCCATCTGCGGGGATGAAATCTGGAAGAGCCCACGCCACCCTCGTGCCTCCCTTGCCATCTGGGATAGTTGTGGGCAGACCACGCAGATCAACAGGGTCGAGCATGGAAAGACGAACATCAATGACGGCTTCGCCATCCGCAGCCTGATGAACCATCTCGCTCTTGCCGACTCCGGGAGCTCCGAACACGAAGGTCGGGATTCCCGTCTTGCGATTACGCCTGATAAACGAAACTAGGTCTTTCGATTTTGCGCCTGTATCTTTGATCTCTCTGCTGCTCATGTTTTCCTCTGTTGGTTGTTGTTGCTTTGCGCCCCACGCGAGACACTCATTTGTCCCTCTAATCCTGCGCGCCGGTGTGTGCGCTCGTGCCTTCGAGCTCTTTCCAGCGTCGCATAACTAGGTCTCCGTCAAGTTGGTTATCAAAGTTCTTGACCCCGTGATTGCCCACATGCCACGCAGACCCAACTTCGCTGTTGAGAAATGATACGATGTGTGGTAGGAGATTGTCTTCAGGTGGGCATTGGTTGGCCACGCCACGGATTTGGCTGACCGTGGGTCTAGAGACTTGTCCTCCGTAGGAGGATCGGGTGATTGCCACCTCGATGTTCACGACGGGGGTGTTGGTTGAAATATGGGTCATGGACCACACCTCGATCTCACCCCTCCTCATTCGAAGGCAGTAGTCGCCCTGGCATATGGCGAGACAATGGGACATGTCCCACCCCTCACGGCGAACCCACTCCTCATCTGCTGGCAGGGGGTAGAAAATGTAGTCGCCGCTGGTGAAACGGGAAAGTTTCATCTTCCTGTCCACGGACACGACAGGAGGCGCCTTCCTGTTGGAGGAAGAGCGGAAAATATGGGTCTCGTAGTCAAAAGTGTTGTCGTTGCTGTTCACCAGAAGCCTCCTTCGCCGAGTCTCTCATATCGCCGCAAGTATCGCTCGATCTGTGTCATTGACCGTCTCCTTTTGAGGGTGTACTCCAAATCCTGCGCGCCGGTATGCAGTCGCCGAAACCACCAGCTTGCCATGATTTTCTCCTTCGTCGTTGATGATGATGAATCCACCATTGGTCAAGACGGCTTCGGCAGTCCTGACCATCTCGTTGATGCCATCGACCCACGACTTGAGGTCTCTTGGATTCACTAGGATGACTCGGGCGTGATTTGTGATCTCGCCCATGCACCACGCTCGTATCTTTGAGCGCGATATCTCTCGCGGGATGTGGGGCGGGATGTTCATTCGAATGTCAGTTTGATTTCATCTTGGCGGTTTCCTTGCGCTCAATCTCCGCATAGACGAGGTGGTCGATAATGTCTCCTATGCTCAGTTCAGTGCATGAAACCTTCAGACGGTCATAGAGGTCAAGCCTAGCATAAACCTTGTGGTCTTGGTAGAAGAATGTCATCCCGCCGCGACCATCGTTCCTGGCCGTGCCGATCTTCTTGCCCTTGTACCTGACATTGGTGTCGAAGCAGAAGGTCTCTTCCGACATGCGACTGTAGTGTCTGAAAGAGGAGAGCGAGATATCTCCAACGATGTCGGCGATCCGCTCGAACTCTGCCTTACGCTTGCGTATGAACTGTTCGATATCAAATTCGGCGTTCATATCCATGTACTCCTCATTCTGCGCGCCGGTATCCCTTGATGGCAGCTAGCAGCCGACTCGCAGTCGTCTCCCTTCCGTCACCGCCTTCCGACATGAGCAGAATTGGATCTTTCAGGAATCGGCAGAGATTCTTCAGGTCTTCGTCGCAACGCAAAAGGAAGAGCATTTCCTTATCACAGAAATGGACATCAGCCCGCAATGGATATTCGATACTCGCACAATGCGATTCGAACCAGTTGCTGAACGAAACCCAACAGGTTTGTTTCCAACCATCCATTGGCAACCTCACCCTGAATCCGCTGCCATGTAGCAGCCATGAGAGCACACCGTCTGGCATGCGGGCAATGTAAAAACCCAACTCTATATGGATTTCAGAGGATTTGCTTCTAGAGCCCATCAGGCTTTGATTGTATCTACCCAATATCCGAAATAACAGCCATCGCCCTCAAATGGTCAACATAGAGCAGTTCATATAGGTCCTTGACCACAGCCAAGGCTGTGCTGTGGGTTCTGAAAGCCTCCTCATAGAGGTCTGACATAATTTCTAGTTCTTCTGGCTTGATGGTGCGGCTTTTGGAGATTTCAGGCGTGATGGTGGTTGTCCACTCCTTAAACTTAATTATCAGCCGCCGTCGCCCAATACTAAAGGAGGCGTTCATACTTCTAGCATTGATGCCCCATCCGATTAGTGCTAGGCGACCCTCCGCATTCTTGACGAGGAGCCTCCTAACTTCTGATACATGTCTGCCTGAATTGTCTTTTGGCATGGCTCCACACAGATTAGTGCGTTAAATCCTGCGTGCTAGCGAGCTCTACTTCGACTTCAATTCCTCGATCCACAACCAATCCATACGGTTCTGCTTGATCCATTTAATCGCAGCAGAAGAGTCAACCAAAACCTCGTAACCAATCCGAGGGTGACCGCTGTCGATGATTTTTTCTATATAGTCGAACACCGTGGCTATGTCGCGCGTAGGGTCTGGGTGGTTGAGCGCAACCCTGTTTGCTGGGTGACCGCAGCACCAGCCGCATTCCGACAACTCCCTCACAGACGCTTCAGTGGCTGACTCAAACCATGGGAGTGCATCAAAATACGCCCTAGCTCTCCCGTCATCTGAATGTATCTCTGCCGGTATAATGTTACTGTTATTCATGTCTGCACATGGAAGCAGATGTGTGGAGACTCCAAGTTGTCTCCCTGATTCGGTTGCAGGTCACAATCCTGAAGCCCCACACATCTGGCTATCAGGCGTTGCTGTTTTTGCCAGCCTCGCGGAGGCGTAGCCCGTATTGTCCAAGACGCTCCTCAATCTCCTGGATGCTTGTCTGGCCCATCGACCTCTGTTTGAGGAGCTCCGAACGCGACAGGGATGTGAGCATGTTTATCTCCACCTGTTCAAGATCACCGAACATGCGGATGAGGACATTGCGAGGGCGTGTTCCCAACTTGAGGTCTGCGAGTGTACGAACTGACATTTCTGTGCCTTTCTCTATCTGGTTAGTTTTAATCTTCATCGTCCTGATCGTCCATTTCCCAATCATCCTGATCGGGTTCACTATCTTCATGATCTAGAAACTCATTTTTTTTAAGATCTTCGTGGTCTGGTTCTGTCATCTCATCCCCGGTTTCCCAAGGCTCTTGGCTATATAAATAGCCGATGACATTGACCCGGCGCAGACCCGCGACGATGACAAACTCCCCTTCGGTATCAACGAGCGACCATGTATTCTCGGGGGGGAGCATTTGTAGGATATCAGTCTCATAAGTCTCTATGAGACAGGACTTTCCATCAACCTCAAAACCATGCTCCTTACCCTTGGGGTGCGGCATGGGTATGTACTCTTCAATCCACTCGTCGATCGTCATCTTTGCAATAGTCTCCTAACGATACAAGAGTACGACCCAAGAAACCATCCTTACCTAAGATTTGTGGATATTTTTTTACTGTTATCTTTTCTTCCGAACGCTCTTGCGGATTTTCTTCCATTCGCCCTCGCCGTCCATATTTACAAGCGGGTCAGGGTGGCAGAGACGGGCAATTTGCGGCATCATATCCAAGATCTTGGGAATCTCGTTCGATGCATCCTGTATATCTCTAACATCGTCAGCGAAGGAACCCTGATCAACGCCAGTGTTCCAAGTACGCAGAGCTCGACTACCGTTCTTCGTAAATTCTTCCACGGTGGGGATTTTACCCACGGGGAATGCCCACCTGAGATAGACTGGACATGACTTCTTGCCGTCATGCATGCCCTCTCGCAGGATGCGGATCAGAATATATGGGAACCTAATTTGGCGCCCAGCGTGCTCGATGGTGTGATTATTCTCGTCTAGGCGAAAAGAAGTGGTCCAACCTCCCGGCATGTGGAGGAGAATAGACTTGAGCCTGTTGCGAGACGCGGACATCTTCTTGCGGACATCCTCAATCTGCTGCGATGTGTAGTTGCGTAAAGGCATCATGATTTAAGAACTCTCAACACAACAAGCACCGTGTATAGAACGGATAGTGTTGCGGCGGGGATGATCATCCCGAAATTCTCCACTGCGGCTGTGCATAACCAAAAAAACGAAATGTTGATAGCAAATGAGATGATCAAACATGTGATTGCCACGCCTACAAGTGCGAGTATGTATTTGATCTTCATGGACACTCCTACAGTCAACGTTCGGAAATCCTGACTTCCGAACCCGTGTCTTTGTCGGCGGAAATCTTTGGATTGGTGATCTTGCCGAACACTCGGTCAAGCAGGTGAAATATTTCCGCCGTCATTACGAAGTTCGCATCTGCCATCTTACGATAACGCTCTTCATCCGTTTCCTGATTGGTGGTCTTTTGTTCCATATCTATGCCTGGTCTAATTCTGCGCGCCGGTGTGGAAAATTCAACTTCCTTAGTTGTTTATGTGATGGGGCAAGTTTGCGAACGAAACGAGGACATGATGCCTTTTATATGGCTGCTTTCATAGATTGAGAATTCGGGACATCCGAGTTGAACATTCTTGCCATCCCTGATGATCTTCTGCTGCACAGTGATGATGTAGGGCAGGAAGTTGATGTTCACCACAAACTGTGTGAAAATAACCTCATCCCTGTTTGGATCAAGAGAAGGACGCATGTGGGCATTTTGACCCGTCCACGCCTCAAAAGACATGAATACAGCGTCGTAAGCTTGGATGTCCATCCGCCCGTCGATGCTGTTGATAAGTTTGGTCTTGTCATCGTCGCACGATATGCTGTGCGAGCACAATTCAATCTTTACGGGGTTGCTCTCAAGCCCATGCACAAATCCTGTGATGATTCCTTGGATGCTGCCCTCAAAGGACATCAGTAAAGAGTTCTGGCGGCAGACTGACATGACGAGACCGGAAAGGGCATCAAGACGCCGCCTTCCGCCTTTTGACAGACCCAAGCCCATTGGACTGATGATCGCTTCGATGTCGCTACCGCTAGTCATTTATGTATCTCCTCTGAAGGGTACTTAATAATTCCCTTCACCACATTCTTCGGGATGATCACGGGTTCAGATGCTGGTTTGGGTTCAGAGCCTAGTATCACGATGCAACTCCCATCGACCTCCTCGCGCAGAAACCACGCGGGTACCAGAACTACGCCGTTCGTGGAAACCTTGTCTGCCCAAGAGCCTATCTGTTGCTTGGCGAACTCCAAATCAAGAGACATCATGCATAATGTGAAGCCACGCTTCTTCATCTCATAGCAGGTATCTTCAAAACCCATATTCGTGTTCCTCACCACCCTGCGCGCCGGTAGAGACTTCAGAATACTTCCCCTGTTCTTTCTGAGTCAGCAACATAACTTCATCATACTCCGAATGTCCCTGTAACTTTTCGAGTTCATCACTCTAGATGGAACCATTCTCGTAACTGCGAGCTTATCTCCATACATGGCAACGAAATGGAGCCACTTATCATCAGACAGTTCCCAGGGGATGGAACGGATCCTTTTGATATCTCCCCACGCAACGACGGTGCCGTCCTGCTTCAGAGCAACTGTGTGTCCGTAGCCCGCCGCAACTTGCACCACGCCCGTCAGTCCTTGTAGCACATCTGTCTGGCCGTAGCCGTTCCACCCCCACGCGACGATGGTGCCGTCCGACCTCAATGCAACTGTGTGTACTTCGCCCGCCGCGACTTGCACCACGCCAGTCAGATCTTGCGGCACATTCGTTTGGTCGTAGCTGTCCCACCCCCACGCGACGACGGTGCCGTCCTGCTTCAGAGCAACTGTGTGTGCTTGGCCCGCCGCGACTTGCACCACTCCCGTCAGGTTTTGTGGCACATCCGTTTGACCGAAATTGTTCAGCCCCCACGCGACGACGGTGCCGTCCTGCTTCACCGCAACTGTGTGTAGATAGCCTGCCGCGACTTTCACCACGCCTGTAAGATTCTGTGGCACATCTATTTGGCCATACTCATTGTACCCCCAGGCGACGACGGTGCCGTCCGACTTGAGAGCAACTGTGTGTTCACCGCCCGCCGCGACTTGCACCACGCCCGTCAGATTTGGTGGCACATCCGTTTGGTCGTAGTTGTTCAGCCCCCACGCGACGACGGTGCCGTCCTGCTTCAGGGCAACTGTGTG